CCAGTAATGGTTCCGGCATCAATTAAATCACCAGTAATGGTTCCGGCTGCAATCGTATTACCCGTTATAGTGTTTGCAATAATAGCGGAACTGCCGTTAATTGAATCAGGTTGAAATTTTATACCCGCTGGTTCTATTATGGCAAGATTCACCGCTCTAATCAGATTATTTATAAAAACATTGTAGTTGTTTGTTAATCTTGCTCGTCTATCCGGACCACCAATTTCTGTAGTCCATGGAAAATCAAAAATAGAATAAAAGTTTGTGTCAATAGTGCTTGAATTTTCCCCATCGTGATCGTGTCCACCACCAGGAAAAAAATACACCCCTGTTTCATTAATCATCAAGAAACCTGCCTTACAATCATTTGCTGTGAAAAACTATCTCCAATAGACCTACTATATGATAGCACCCAATAATCAGTATTTACAATGCCAAGAGAAGTTATATTGGATATCCTTATCCGATCCCCGAGTTGAATTTTTGGCATAATGATCGTATTGACATTCAGGATTGGGACGGGTATCTGAGTTTTGCTAATTATAAAATCAGCAAGTTTTTGAGCATGGACTGCATCATTGATAAATTCGCTTTCAATTGTAATGTCTTTTAATCCATATTTCTTAATGCTCTCGTTTACGCTGGACGATTGGGTTTTAATATCAGAATTATTTTCGGCTGTCTCAACTGCCTGACCAGCAATAGATGTTGCAAAACGGTATTGTGTCTCTCTATCAACCCCTTGAAGAAAAACAATCTTTCCTACTGGGGCCGTATTGGAGGCAGCGACAATTAATTCAGCACCATAGGGGTATGGTAAATACTTGTGAATTTCAATAAGATCCGGCTCTTCAATCCGTATTGCAGTTATAAATGGGCTATCAACATTAAACGCGGGTGCTTTCTGGAAAGTGACATTGTAATACTTGGTCTCTCTAATCTTTGATGCATTACCGTTGTTAATAGTGTGCGATGCTGCCACTGTTTGATATTGCCCCCTTTCCAGATTAGTGAAAGAGTTACCTGTTCTACTATTGTATTTTATAATTTCACTACCAATTTTTATAAGTCCGGCACTGGGGAATGGAATATCTGTATTGGATGAAAAGAATACCACATTTGCATTTGATGTTAGATTCGCAGACAACTCAACCGTGGCAAGAGTGGTGTCCTCTTCAGCAACCCACAGCTGCTGCCTACTACCAGTCCCCTTCTGGATTCCTGACAGGGGTATAGTAACTTTATTGCATTGAAGCTGTACAGAAAATCCAGCATCAATTATAAAATTAGAATCACTAATTGTTGATTGAATATTTGAATGCTGGGGAATTGATGGTTCAAAAAATCTAAAATAGTGCTCATACTTTGCTTGACCAAGTTCATTGATATACAACCGACCTAGCTCGGCAAATGTAATATCATCAATTATTTGTTTTATTGTTTGATCATTTCCATAGAGAAATGCAAATTTTGTTAATGGTTGAATTTGTGATTCGATATATCTGTCTTTAACTTGTGATGCATCAAGGCTACTATTGTATATGTAAAATTCATCAACGATAAAGCTTCTAATTGTTGACGGAGCAACCTCGCCTACATTGGCTGTATACGATGCTCCACGCCCACCAATTGTTATATCATTAGCAAATGCGATTGGAGTTCCAACGAGGGTTGTGTTTGCTTTTAAATCGCCATTTACATAGTAGTACATTTTGGTTTCATCAAAAGTAACAAAAACATGAGAAAATTCACTACTTGACAAGGCGGTGTTTGAAGAAACCGTCTCGGTAATTACTGAGGAGTTAGACAGTGTTCTTATCTTAAAGCCATTTGAGGCAGATGTATTAAAGAATTCAAAACCAGATGTCGGAGTCGCATTTGCCCAGTTGCTTATATATTCCCCATCATCGCTAAATGAGCCGTTATTGAATTTACCGTAGAACTCAAAAGACCACTCTCCTGTGTAAAGGGTTGAGTTTGCATTAACGACATTAATGCTTTGATGGTTTGGTATTCTAATATAAGCACTTGATTCAAGGAGCACGGATGTATCTTCTGGATCTGAAACGAGACCAGTTGTTTGAGAAAGCTTGGGGTTGTTAATATAGACACCATTATTTCTCATAAGATAAGGATCCTGCGATGTTAGTGTTGTGGGGCCGTTGCGTACCCCTATTGAGTCAGATGGCGCAATAGTCGTACACTCATCTGCTGTTATAATTACATCAGAGCCACCGACATTCTTGAGAAGAGAAATTCTAAAACTTGGAGATGCGCCATTGTTTTCGGGATGAAAAAATTCAACCCGTATCTTTCTTGGAACCCCTGCTGTTAGATTAACTGTGGAGCTCTCAAGCCGAGTATTTGATTCATGATTTCTAAATTTGTTAAGTATTATTGCATCATCAAGATAGACCCTAACACCGCCACCTGTTATATTGACAACTATTGTTTGATTACCACTTGATCTTGGGATATAATAGCCATCAAAAACGCCATTGTAATAATCAGTGTAAACTGTTGAATTGGTACCGGTAAAAGAGTAATCAACCAATTGAACAGCGTTGGATGGGCTGGAAGATATGTTTTTAGATAGAGTAGTAAATGACGGACTTATAAATTTTGTTTGACCAAGTGCTAAATCAAGCTTTGTTAGTTGTTTATCAAGGGCATCAGCCTGAATATCTTTTACGGATATGTCTCTTTTGTTTGAAGGCATACCCCAAAATCTAGCCCGGAGACCAGTTGATGGAACTATGCTGTTTCCACTTCTGTCAATTGTGTCTTCATCAAATGAATAACCAGCAATTGCGCCAGATAAAAGAGCACCCTTGGAGTATTTATTTAATTTATAAATATCTGACTTTGGAAAGTTTGCACGCAACAGCAAGGCCTCGATTGCATCACCAGCATATGCATTACTTTCTAGAAAGCCATACTTAATACTTTTTTCATTTAAATATTTTGTCCAGTCCTGCATTGAGGCACTAACGGTCATGTCCGAACTCTGGGAGCCCCATTCATCGACATAAAAGGTTCCATTCTTTACATATTCATAAATTTCAAACGAAACAGATGATTCCAAAGTATGAGACTTTGAAGAAGTATCACTATATCCTCGAGAAACAACATTTAAAATATTTGGAGATGTTGTTCCTGAGCATAGAATAATCTCTTCAGACTGATTTCCTTTATCCAGTATTACAGTAAAATGATTTCCATTACCGCCCGCTGGAAAGACCGAAAGATCGTTTACTAGCAGAGTTGTGGCGCTAGAGTTTGCATTTGCAGTTAAAAAAGTTGTTAAATATACATCGTCAAGGTTTGCATCAGAAGGTTTCTTTATTCTCCAACCACTGTAGATATTAACCTCTATATCTTTTTTCATATATTGACCAAACTCAGAGCTGCTGTCAAAGATATTAAATTTCTTTGTTGTGTTATCAAAACGAATACTTGCAGAGGATGTTTCGCTTCCTCCAATTGGCAAACTTGTTGAATGGACATCGCGTGTTCTATTAGCACTCACAGATATGACATAATCACTCATATCTTGCTCAAAAATTGGAACGACCTCTTGAATTCGAGCGTAGTCTTGTGAATTCTTGGTGCTGTGGACAGTAACTCTTATCTTTGCAATGTTTTGTGTTGAAAGCGCACTACTAAGGATATGATCGGTATAATAAGAATCATTCTGAATAGAACCCGACTGGGAGGTTACAAGATTAAGCGAGCTGTCGTAAGCTTGCAGTGTATAGTCACTTATCTGACCATAATATTGAGATGTGACAACTCTTATCTTGTTGACTTTTCTTGATGTGAAGGCTAAATCGACATAGGGATCTGTAGCAAAACCATAACCGGTATATGAATTGTGGGCAGTGCTGTTGCTGACACTTCCAGACCACCATCCAAACTCCAGGGTTCCGTCCAGTCTTGTGTTGGATAGATCCGATGTTGTTAAAGATGGCATTGTGTACCAAGTTCCATCTGATTTAATAACATGACCATTAACATCTTTTGCACCGGCAACGCCCCATGTAAAAGATTGTTTTTCAACACCATTGGCAGCCTGTGATGGCTGGAAATAGAATCCTATGTTCGGATAACTTAAGTTTGCGTGGGGATCGTTTGTAGTAACAACCAAGTTGTCAAGGTGACGACTATCTAGCCAAGTTACAATAACTTTTGGTTTTATTTTTTGAGCTTTTGACGCAATGGCTGTATTAAAATCGGATGACAAGTCTTTGCCGTATTGATCAATTGTTATCATTAGACCTCCTGCAGCGACATTGTGCAATCAAAATAGTATACATCACTAACCAAGTCCCTTCGGATTAGATTTTCTGAATAATTAGTTATTAGGACATCCACGCTTTCTTCCGTATACGGCGATGTACCACTATCGTCTTGCTTAATGATTGTCAGGGTGTGAACATCGCCATCCTTGGATTTTGTATTCAAATAATTTCTTGAAGCTCTTAAATCCACAGTTTTATTTTCATAATTTGGAATAAATGACCATTGCAAGTTAAATACCCGTTTTGCCCCTGAGTTTGCCGATGCATTCTTATAGTATCTTGAAGCATCACCCTGCCAGTTAAGATTCTGTATGTAGATAGGAGTTGCATCAACAGCAAATTTTCTATTTTGATTTGTTAACGGCACACCATCAAGCATAAGCAGTGATCTAATAACCGACAAATCTGTTATTGCTGAATTGCTAAATTTAATTGTTTGAGCAGTAATTGAAGAGTTGTTGAAAATAACTATTCTTGCTGTTATTAATGATATTCTACCAAGAACCGCAATATTGACATTACTGCTAATACTGGATGCGATTGTCATTATCCTAGTTGCCACTATGGACATATTGCTTGATGCAATTATTGATGCAGATGCCATTGCTTCTTTTATCATTGAAGCAGACACATCTGAATTTGATTCAATAGACGATGACGCTGTGGCAAATCTCATTCCTGTAGCGGAAAGGTTCGAGTTCGCTGAAATTTCAGTTGATGCAAATGCAATCTTTTCAGATTCAACAACCGCATTAGATGCTATCGATATTGCAATAGAAGCCAACTTAACTCTGGTACCAAGAGTTAATGTTGCTCCATCTACAATAATTTCTGATTGCGCGTGAATTATTCTTCTAGCAACAATGGAAGCATCGCTATCTACAGAAACAGATAGGTTCGCAAATGCTATCTTTGTAATATTAATTACAGCATTTGATTCAATAACAATTGATGAAACCGCCCCGATTGCTTCATCAGGAGTATTAAAGTCAATACCAAACGGTTCTGAAAATGAATAGAATCCAAACTCTGACATACTAAGCCTCGACCAGTGTTATGTTGACATCGTAATAAGCGCATTGAGTTGAAAAATCCCGGCGAAGTAGCGTTTCTGAATAGGAATCAACATAAACCGTTGTATTGTAAAACGGTTCGGATGGGTCAAGTTTGATTGACAAAGATGCGCTTGATGGAGTTCTTGCTAATTCCAATAAAAAATCTCTTGCTTTACGACCATCAATGGTATATGTTGTTTTATTTGGAAGATAAGAAAAAAAGAGCGTGTATGAATTTTTATTTTTTTTAATAAATCTTCTCTTATTGCCATTTGCTAATTCAATGTCTGCGGAATTCATTTTATAATTTTGATCGAAGCGACGATTGTGCTCAGTTATTTCATGCCCATTGATAACAACGAGATGAGTTATACCCGCTTGTTGATTTTGAATAGTCATTATAGACCTTGATTAATCCCGTTGTAGGTTGAAAATCTTCTCTTTTCTAAACCAGCAAGTTTTTGATTTTTTGGTAAGACATTGATATTGTATTCTTCCATCATTGATTCAAACCAAGCTTCTTCCCCAACAAAGTTTTCAACTTGGATATTTACAGTACTGACATTATTTGTTACGGCCCCAGTTGGAGCATTGACCCTTGAAGATGGCGGTCTAAATTGTGATTGGCTAATTTGATTCATTGCATTGAGATACGGCAATCCAAGTTGTTGAACCGCTTTGGCATTAATTACATATTCGCCACCATGAAGCATGGCTGGGATTGCCGTTGATGGCATTCCACCAACAAAGCCACCTTCTTTGAACCCCGGCATATAAAATGATTTGACTGCGGTTAGATAATTTTTAAGATTCCCCAACATGTTGAGGTCGGAACCTGTTTTATTGCCCCCTCCGCCCACGAACCGACCATCTGATCCTGGCATGCCACGATAGATATTTGCAATTCTATCTATCATATACTTTTGAGATTTTCTACCACTCAAATAATTTTCAAGACCTATGCCATTGCCACCAAGAGATTTCAGTAGAAAAGATTGAGCAATAAGTTCTTGAGTTTTTTCGTCATAGAGACTATCTAGACTAAATCCAGCAAGGCGAGCTCTGTCGCCTAGGTACTTCGGAATATTTTGATACTTACCAATTGCTCCAGAACTCTCCGTATTGCTTAATTTAAATTGGTTTGCAAAATCAATAGCTTGCCGTATTGTCATGGATGTCAAATCGGCTACTGGCTCCATGCGTGAATGTATTGCGTTGTATGGATCAGAAACATTGTTTGTTTCTCCACCCGCAATAAATTCATTCAAGCGCCTAACCGATTCATAATAGGCAATTTTTTGATTTTGCACCCTTTCCATTGTGTCAGCGGTCATTGCTTGCGCTTGGCTTGGGGTGGGGATCATTGATGCCCCAACAATACCGACTCCCCCTAAGCCAGCCATAGCAGCAGCCTTTACTGCAGTTGCTTGGACTCTAAAATATCCATTTCCACCAGCATCTGGCTCTAAAATATCATCAACTCTTAATCTGTATGCTGGAGGTATAATAATTTCTCTTTCATTTTGCAATCCTAGACCGTAATAACTTGGCGAAAAAACTTCATTGCCTTTTGGAATAGTGATATGCTCCAAGATTGGGATTGTTTCGTATGTCGAGGAGTATGGATTGGTGGACTTAAGGAGAGGACCACTTGAAAAACTTTTAGCAACTTCTTCGTTGACGGATGTTGATGCATACTGACCAGGAAGCGTGTACCCCGGTCTATATAGGTGATCCAAATACTTTCTGGGATCGTCTACTGGAGCCAATAGGGATAGACCACGATAGGTTTCAATATTTTCCGGATACACAACCGAACCAGCCCTCATTGCTTGATTCGTATCCCTCATCAAGACATCTATCATTTGCTGAATTTCTGGATTATCAAGAACATCGGCAAAACGCAAAGAACCACTAAACAACCCCGCAGCTTCCATCCGTTCCATGAGTGGTATGCCTGAATTTGGTTTAATTGGATGACCAAAGCTGCCATCGGCTCCATACAGTTTCCCAACTCTGGCAACATAGGCTTCAAGACCAACTTTATTCCCAGACAAATCAAGCGCCCTCAAGGTCAAGAGTTTATTGAAGGTATTTGTGTACTCCTCAATAAGTGTTTGCTGATAGGGCCGGAGTGGCGCATTTTTAGCACTAGCCAAGCCGTTAAGGGCTCTAAAGACTTCCATCTGCTCGCTGAAGCTTCTAGCCGCAAGAGGAGGTTTAATTACTGGAGGGGTAAATGGGGTGTTCCCCATGAGATCTAATGGGTCGGCATCTCTGACATACGCAATTGAATCAGCACTTCTTCTGGTAACTGGCAGCATTGCATCCTGAACAGAAGCGGCTGGCATTTCGATTGGTCCCATGCTATTTCTCATAACGTATTCCTTCTGTATCCTTTTCATAATTCTTACAATCCTTGCATTCAGCGCAGGATTTTCCATAGGGATGGTGCCTGCTTGCATAAAAGGGTCTCTTCCAATTATTCTTGCAAAGGCATTAGGACTTGCTTCACCAAACGAGTTGAGCAAATATTTAAAACCGTATGGGTCATCTCTGAAACCGGGCATTTGTCCTTTAGCAAAGTTTTTTGTAACAGAATATGTGCCCAAAACCTGGTCATCAAAATGCCTTCCCATTCTTATAGAATATTCCTGTGCTTGTCTAAAACCACTTATAGCATTCCAAACAGCGCCCGTTTGCACAGAATCATCCAACCCGTGACCACCAACGTCTGGTTCAAGTCTTAACCTGTGTATGATTGTCCGCCAACCATTTTCTATAGACTCCTCCATGCTCTCACCAGGAATGTATTCACGCATATCAAGCCCTTGTAATCTCCCAAAAATCTCGTTTAGCCTTTGCTCCTGTTCACCAGTGTAGCCCTGAACTGGCAGATTATTGTAATCAAGAATTTCATACTTGCCAGCAGGGAACCTGATCCCCTCACCAGGTCTTGGAGTAAAATATGTGTCTACACCCATTATATTTTCAACTGCCATGGGGTTGGCATCAATTAGATCTTTTAATTTAATGGCTATTAGCCGACCTGTTTCACGAGGTACACTTGATCTATTTGCTATTGGCTTCACAACGTGATTTAATGCAAAATGAACTGTGTCTCTGAAGATTTCTTCACCATCACTTGTCGGAATTTTTATATAGTCACTTGTTGGACGCAAAATGGCATCACCAATTTCATCTATTTCAAATGGATATGATGTTTCGTGAACAGCCATCAACTTATCAAAATTCAAGTTCTTCATCCGAGGATCCCTTTGAATGGCCAGCAGATTGCCTTCGCTAATAATCTCAGGCGTATTCAACCGAGCGGCTTTCATGGCTGTCGCCTTTCTTCCTTCTAGCATTAAATTGACATATTCAAGCTGAGCCTGAAGATTCTTTTTTACTGAGGCGGCGTGCAGGAGTGCTGATACATATGTATCATGAACATCACCGCCTCTAGATGCATACCCAACGTGCGCTTCAAGCCATCCGCTTACCGTACTAACGGCATCTTGACCGGTTTTTGATGTCCCAGTAATATCAAGGGGGTTTAAAGGAATATTTTGAACCCCTCTTAAAGTCGGAACATTTTTTAATAAATCATCACTTAATCCAAATCCGACTTTTTCGCCTAAAATATCATGAATATACCCGCCTTTTGCTTGAGTGATAAATTGTTCGGAACTATCGGAGAAAAGAAAGCCGAGGCGATCAAAATCTTCAGGCAGAACAGAACGACCAAGCACTTTTTCAGTTTTTATGTTAAGTGGTCGTTGAATTACAGCAGGCAGATTTTTACCTATTCGTGGACCAGCCGGAAGAGCAAGTTGCTGAGGAATAACCATACGAACATCTCTTATTGGAGCTTTTGGTCTAAAGGATGTTGCATCAATACCAAAATTGCTTGGCGTTAATTGTGAAGCCATTGTGGGGAATTTTCCTGACATCCCCATCGTCACCAATTTTTGAGCCATCATCTCATCCGATGTTTTTACAGATCCTTTTGCCACCTCTCTCAGTACTGCAGTTAATGTAGCCTTACCAGTGGTTGTAGCGACTTTACTTGCACCTAGGGTGAAAACTGTTGATACGACATCGGCTATATTCATGGCACTCTCAACCATCCCGGCTTGACGAAGGTTTGGTTTTTTACCAATAAGTCTTCCGCCAGTATTGATAGCAGGATTTATAAAAGTAGCATTAAAACTTTCTGCTATTGGCAAAAGGACATTGCTATATGCCCCTTTTAATATTTTGCCGGATCTTCCAATGCCACCCGCTATTAGATCAACACTTGATTTATCAAATCTTGTCAACTTATCAATTAAGCCATCTTGTGCTCCAATTTTACTAAATTGACTAATGGCACCCCCCGCAGCATTTTTAGCAACCATTCCAAGACCTTTAACAACATCAAAAGTTTTTTGTTTAAAACTTCTTGTATCTTTAACTGGAGCCTCTGCTCTCTCAACAGCTCTTTTAAAATTCCCAACAGACGCAGTTGCAAAATTCATCGCCTTTTCTTTTTTTCTAGCGAGCGCCATTCTTTCCACCCGATCTGGCGCACCCACAAATCCACCCTTCTTAAACTTTGGAATTCTTGAGTCATTAATCTTTGCCAATGCACCAAGGCCAACTCTCTTGACAGCTTCTGCATTAATAACAAACTCCCCACCATGTAGAATTGCAGGAATCCCTTGAGTTGTTGGAGCATTCAGGAAGCCAGTAACACCCATCCCGTCTGCACCCAATACACCACCTTTTGGAATTGGACCACCAACTTCGCGATTCAAAGGGTTAGCATTTGCACGATTTCGTATCTGAATGGGTAACTTGTTGAGTAATTCAGTATTTCTATTTTCATATATTCTTTGGAAATTACCCGACTGCGCTAATCTTCTTGAATACGAATCGCCCTGGCTCATCAAGGAAGTGCGTATGTTTGCGTCAATGCCCTCTTTGATTCTGGCAAATCGCCGGGTTTCGGCATCCATCCCAGCATAAACGTCAGTATAATTACCAGGAGGGGCACCGCCAGCATTATTCATTGCATCAGCTGCAGCCTCAGCAGCAGCTTGCAGGGCAAGATATTTTTTAATTGCTGGGTCCAAGCTTTTACTTATCTTGTCCATCAAATCGGGATTGAGTGCAAGAATCTTTCTAAAGCTGTTTAAGATTTCTTCATTGCCATCAATTATTGCCTCATTAAATACTTTTGTTGGCTCAGCTTCATCAAGAGCTTTTTGGAAAGGCGTAATAAACTCAAGTTTTACTTCTGAAAGAAGTGTTGTAAACAATCCGAGCGCTTCAGTCTTGAATGTGCCAATCTCTCCGGTAATTCCACCAGTAACATCACCAAACTGCTCTACGACTGCTGGGGCTGCTGTCGTAAACGTATCACCAATGTCAACCAGCATTCCAAGTGTTATACCAATGACTGAATCAGACATCTGCTTGGTAACACCCAAAAGGGTATTATCAGACTCCGAGCCTAAACCATATTTGTTCATAGCAAGAGTCACAAGTTCATCAAGTGGAGTAGCAAAAGCCCCCAGTGCCACCCCAAACTGGTCAACCGTATTTGGCATCCTATCAGTTATTGTTGTAGCAAACTTTTCAAACATTGCTCCGAACTCTAGATTGTTTTTGTCTGAGTATTCAACTGTCTTCAATCGGAGTTCTTCAAGCTGAGCAGCATACTGCTCTTGTGTAACTGGAGCTATTCTGGTAATGTGCGCAGCTGCTTCTTGGAATTTCTCAATTGATTCATCAAAAAATCTACCAGCAACCTCTTGTGCATCTTTAATTGCATCCTTTAAGGATTCAAGGTTTTCCTTAGCGAGATCTTTTCTTCTACCCTGATCAAGTGTTGCAATTTCTGAATCGGACTCCCTAGACGCAACCCGCTCTTCTTGATCTAGAATTCTGGCATCGTCAACACGACCTTCATAAATAGCAAGTGCACGATCGCGTACATAATTTTGTTGACGGAGAGCAGCGTCATCAATAAGTTTTCTTCTGTTAGTTTCATACTCTTTTGCTCTAGTCAGCGACTCTTCTGCTTTTTCAAGCTTTACGAGTGTATTAATTTGAATATCAAAGACTTTAAGAGCAGCTTCCTTTTGCTTATTAAGAGCCTTAACGCTTTCAGTAACGAATTTACTTATTGAACTTGAAAATCTTTCAACAACATAATCGTAAAGTTCTTGGGCTTTATCCGCTAAGCCTTCTTTAATTTTTTTCTTGATTTTATCGCTGGCACTATCCATATCAGCGTTACCGTATGCATTTGAAATAGCCTCACCAGCATCTTCTCCAATATCTTCTGCTGTATCGACTATTGGCTTCTTGCCCTTCTGTATTGCGTTTTTGCTCTTTTTTACGCCCTTGTCAATTATTTTATCTAGTTGCCCAGTGGCAAAGCCACCAACGGTTTTAAGAACAGATTTTGCGCCATTTGCAAGAGCATTAACTCCCTTACTTGCTAATCTGAATACGCCGCCAATAATTGGGATTTTCCCAAAAACATCAAGAACCATTGTTATCGCCTTAGCGATAATTGATATTATGCCAGATCCCAACCCAATAAAGAGATTAATAACTCCCTTAACTACTGACCCAACACCTGCAAGCAAGAAATTAAAAGCATCCCCCCAATTACCTTTAAACATTGAAACAACAGCCATAACTATATTTACTATTCCATAGAGATACGGCTGAATTACCTTTTCAACAAAAACTTTAAATAAACCAGCAACGAATTCAACTGCCGCAGCCATACCTTCAAATGCTTTTACAATCGCATTGCCAGCTTTTGCACCCTCATCTCCCCCTGATCCAAACATGCCAAACAAATCTTGAATTGGCCTAATCATCATGAATACTGCATCTTTTACAGCAGTGAAGGCTCTCTTCAGTGGCTCCATAACTTTTGCGGAGCCTTTAATTTTGTCAAGATTTTGAACTACCAAGTATATAATGCCCGCAACAACTGCAATTATTGCTCCAACACCACTAAACATTAGAGTCATTTTGAAAATTCTTGCAGCAAGGGTTGCAAATTTTAGATTCTTAACAAAGCCCAGCATCGCAGTTGACATCTTCTTTATTATTCCCGGTTTTTCACCAAAAGCGCCATACTGAGCATTGAGGGCTGCCATCGCATCCTTTGCCCCCTTGACGGAACTCATATTTTGGGCCATGGCTACCGTGCTTGCTTTAATACCAGCGGCTGCACCCTTAACAGCGCCTGCGCCAGTTGATGGAGCTATGGCGGCTGCTGCCCTTGCGGCAGCAATGCCTGGGCGGGATGGAATTGCTCTAATTCCACTCCTTAATCTATCACGAAGTATGCCAGCTTGACCTCTAACACCCCTTAAACCACCCAAAGCCAAATCATCAGCTTGCCCCTCTGTAATGAGCCTACCGCGACGAATGAATCTAGTTCCCATTCTATCAGTAGAGACACCTGCTTCTTTAAGATATGGGCTTCTTGCAAATACAGATTCTTGTCTTCTGATTGGAGCAAGCATTGCTTCGGTGCGCGATGCAAATCTTCCAGTTGATGGTTTAGAGCCAACGCCAGTAGGTGTAACGCGAGCAACTTCACTTGCCTCAATTATTCTTAACCCCTCAACAACATTCCTTGGAAGAAATCTCCCAGATGTACCCCTGGCCCTAGCACCAGTTGTTGGAGCCTTTGTGCCGGCGGCAAATTCTTTTTGCGCCATTCTTCTTTCTGCAGCCGTAACGCCCGCTGCTCGCATCGCCTCTCTTTTTTGTTGATCAATCAACTGCGCTCTTCTTGCAGCAGTTACAGCCTCGGGCATTTTTGGAACAAATGCAGGGCTGGCTAGACCCGTGGGGAGCGGGGGGGAGGCGGCGAGAGCATTTCCAGTTGCTCTCATTCCAGCCGCTTGCACAAACGCTTCGTAAACACCATTTATTTGTTTTTTTGCAAATTGAGCACTTTGCCCCAGCCTTGTAAATTCTCCATCAACATTTTTTAGTTTGGGAACAAATCTACTTATAACCAATCCAAATTTACCAATCACTGATTGCAATGTACCAACGGCAAGAGTAATTGGACCAAGGATTGTCAAGATGCCACCGACAACCGTAATAAGTCTAATTATATTTTGTCGTGTTTGTGCGAAGTCTTCCGAATTCCATGTATTATACATTTGCTGAACTCTCTCAGAAAGACTTTTAATTGTTGGCATTAAACCAGATACAATGTCCGCAGCAAACATTTTGAATGTAGTTTTTAGCGACTCAATTGAGACACCTGCTGTGGCAAGGCTTCTTGCCAACTCTTGCTGTGCAACATCAGCAGCATTAGTGGCACCCGCAAGCTGGATCATTAACGCTCTACCAGACTCGGTTTTTACTTCAGAAATAATGTCTATTCCCTCTAGACGCTTGGCTTCCAAAACCGTATCAGCAACTGCCTTTCTCATTGCTTTTGCATTAGCTATATCTTGCGTCGTAATCTTTGTTTCCACCCCCGGCTCAAATTCAATTATTTGACCTTCGAAAGCACTAGCAATTCTTGCGACTTTTCCAATATCCTGAAAAGATCTAATTGTTTTAGGAACAACAGTGGTGTTGAAATTTGTAAATGCCCCAGTAGCACTCTCGGCTGCCCTAACAAGTCTTGCTTCTGCTGTTTCAACATTGAGATTTGCAAATTCATCATCTACCCTTGCCAATTCATTGTTAAAATCAGCAAGCTGCTCAATTGCTAAATACATTCTTGGCCCTTGGCGCTTTTCAAACAAATCGGACATCAATCGCAAAGCACCCTCGGAGCCCTGCGATGATTTTCTTACCCTATCAAACATTTTGACAACGGCACTAAGACCAACAAGACCTGTTTTTGTTGACATGGCAAATTCATTCTGCGCATCACCTGCGACCCCAAATCGCTCTGCAAGTTTTTGCAATTCCTGAGTATTTTGTTTTGTTGGAGCCAACAATCTCTGGAGTGAAACCTTGATTGAGTTGGCGGAAGCGCCAACATCAAGACCGGCCGCTTTCATTGGAGCAAGCAGGGCTGCTGCTTCTGTCATTGACAAACCATAACTTACTGCCATGGCTGAAATTTCAGAAAACGAATCGCCCAAATCTTCGAGCGTTAATGCAGTTGCGTTTTCAATTGCATTGAATAAATACATTTGTGTTATAGAAGACTTGATGGCCTTCTCTTCTCTTTGCCGCGCCGTTGTCAGTTTTTCAAATGCCCTAGTGACTTCAAATGCTCTCTTTGACTGGAAGAAAAGAGCTTGTGACAAATCCTGCGCTGGACCAACATCCATGCTTCCGAGTTTTTCAATCTCAAGGGTAAGCCTTGTAATGCTTTTAACATTTTCTTCTGAAGTTATACCGAGTTCAGCAAAGTCAGCAGCTAAAGATGTTGTAAGTTCTTTTGATACACCAAATTTTAACGACAAGGCGGTGAGGGCATCATCCATATCCTTAAAGGACTTAACCATCCCCTTGGCACGAACTTCCTGCTCAGGCGTTAGGGCTTCCGTTGAGCCAAGTCCTAGAATTTTTTCTCTCGCTATGTCCGCAGTGCTAGCCAAGTTTTCCATAACCTTAACAAGCCGAACCTGTTGTTTTTCTATTGCCAAGAAACTCCGCAGCCCCACCCGAGCAAATGTTGCAAGTGGCAAAGTCAAGTTAATCATCAAGCTTCTACCCACAAACTGGGCATCTTTACCAAGCTTGGTCATCCTGAGAGAAATACTGCTGAGATCTGAGCCGAATGCCCTTAGTCGCATCCCCCGAAATGTTCTTGAAAATCCAGACAATTGGGTGGCACTGACCCCAATAGCTCTACCTAGGGATGTAGATTCTTTTCCGGCCAAGGCGTAAGCATTTCTTAAACCGTTTAAATCTCTTGTAATATTTTTGGTTTCGGCTCCAAGAACTCTTTGGTTTCTAACCAATTCCTTAATTGATTTTGCATGATTATCAACGCCACGAGAAGTAACCCCTAGCGCTTTATATACAGCTCTTGAGCTAGTGTCAAGTTTTGACATTGGAACATTGATATTCCGCAACGATGTGCTAAGGCCTCTAAGCGAAGCGCTAAGGTTTCCAATTTCTTGAACACCTTGTGTATGTACACGTATAATGACATCAATATCAGACATAGTTTACCATTGTAAATTATGACATGCTAAAGCAAAAAAAGCAATAAAATCAATGCTTTATTCACTTGAAGTTTCGTATCCTAAGGATAGACCAGACGCTGCCATACCCGGCATGTCGTGCATTCTCATAACTGAATCAGCTTTTGTTTGATTGGCAGATTCCGTATCATACCAATCTTCATCAAGGTCAACGCCTTCAGCACCTTGAACCATAGCCATGGCCTTGAGATTTCTAGAGAATGCATTTGCACATGCACGATACAACAAAAATAATTCGTGCAGAATTAATGACTCTTCAAGTTCTTCTAGGCTAAGCCACGCCCCTGTGTGGACAAAAACTTCGGCTTCATATTTTAGGAGAGGCAGGTCGTCCCAATTAAGTGGTTCGTCCGAACCTTGACCATCTCCTACTGAGGGTTTGGGTCGTTACCCATGGCAGCAGCCATCACCTGGGCAAAGGTGCTCAAGTCAAGAATTTCCTCAAGGGCATCTCTGTCAGCAGCAAGTTCTGGATCTGCTTTTTTCAAGGCAATCGCCGCAGCGGAAACCATCTTGTCAATATCTTCATCAGACATTCCGCTTTCGTCATTGCTTTTCATATTGTTTGCAACCTTCATAAATTCACGAAGGTTCTTGATTGTTAGGGGCTTAATAGTTCTCTTCTTCCCATCAGAAAAAGTGATTTCTACTCCCTTAAACAAGTCATTATTTGACATTTTTTATTATCTCCTGTGTTGTGATACGAGAATGAAATATCCCCGACACTTTCAGTATATCATACCTAGGTGCCGGGGAATTCCAGATTCGTTATTTTTAATTAGAATCAGGTCTGATCAATGATCTTACCGTACTCGTAACCAGTGTCTTCAGTAACGGGCAGAACCCTGAACGATACCTCAAACATTGTGGCTTCAGCACGCTTCATTGAAAGCATTGACGATGTAAAAGACACCGCACGCTTTGTATTAAACTTACGTGATTTTGTCACCGATGCTGTTGTACCAGGAGCGCTGCCTGCGACTTGCAAAGCATACTCGAATGGATTCACCGACTGTGTGCCGAAGAGCAATGTCTTTGTGTTTGCACCATCATTGTTTACCTGGATGTCTGCACCACCATTTGAATTGTCATAGCTCCAAGCCGTAGCCAAGTTATTCAATGTGCCTTCTGCAAGGGTGGTCTTAACCATTACCTTAACTTTTGACTGAATGACTTTTGCTGCGTCACCGTATTGGTCGATCTCGATGTCAACCATGTCTGGCTCCCAAGAGATTTCAACGCCACCACTGGTTGCGCCTACATCTGTGAGAGAATCAAAATCATTGTTTGACATTGCGATGTTAGAAACACCCGTCTTAACGGTTGCTTCACCCACGACAATGTTAGAAACATTGACTGCCATATGTATTCCTCCTATTTGTTATTCTAAGACAAATATTTTTTTGCCTTTCCGATCTCGCCATTTGGATATTACCAATGCGTGTTCGGGCTTTATTTCATTAGAGCGGCGACCGATTCCTCGACCTTTTTGCCACTCAAAATCATAAACCTTGTTTCCTATGTTGACCAGATACCCTGGGGTCTTGCCAATGTAGGTAATTATATTGTAATCCATATCTTATTATAGCACCAATTTTTATGTCAGACTTACTGAATAGACCGAAAAATCAAGATCCATTTGATACCAGCCCTCTTTCTCTAATGGCTCAATAAAATTAGAAGATGTCAGATATGATGATAATACCCGAACATTTGAGCTTGGAACATTCCCTTGGATTTGGTCTGCTATCCCAAGTAATTCAATGAATCTTTCACCCGTTCGGAACAACCTATCTACATCGCTGTCATAAATTGAATACCTTATTGAGTCATACCTATTCCAGTATGACTCAACCGAGGGAATGAATGGATAGTAGAAATAGACAACAAATGGTGCTGGCTCATTACCATAGCCATGGGCTGGGAAAAAGTTCATGGTTTTGCCAGCAATATTTGCAAGGTCTGTGTCTGCTTTTAAATAGGAATTTATATCATATACGCTAATTGGCATATCAGATCCCCGCCTGTGATGGAGCATCAGAGCCTGGCCTACCGACTCCACCCTTTGGTCCGAACCCCTGCGCCTGGAAGGTCTTTCTAAGGTTGGCTAATGTAATTTGCCTTACAGTGCTGCGAACATCTTGCTTGTTGGATTTTAATTTACCCAACTTTGCAGTTCTTAAATACGGCGGATACCCTTGAGCAACACTTCCTTTTCTTAGCTTCATAAATTTACCCGATTTTGCAGAGATAATCATCCCACCTCGTCTACCAGTCAAGAAAACAGTCGCTGCTAGACCACGATCATACCCAGACCTGCTTGACCTGTTTGATTTCTGTGGGCTAATCCTTAGACTGGCACCAACTGGACCGAAGCCTTCAACTTGAACAACCAAGTATTTAGCCGGACGACCAAGCTGTGGAAGTTTATTCTTGACTTCTCTTTTTGACATCTCCAAAGCCACCGACCGAGCGGCTTCGATTCTGTTTGGCAAAGACTCCGCATAAACTGCAGCCACATCAAGTTGAGCATTAACTCTTTTATCAATTCTTATGCTAAGCATTTTCAACCACCACTCTTGCTATAATCTGTAGATAATTTATCTTACCAGTTATACCTGGTTGTTTAACAATATTAATAATTTCTAGTGGATTTGAGTATATTACAGATCCGAGATTATCAACAATATTTTGAATTCTATTTTCATAAGAAATATAAGATGCATCTTTATGAGAAATAAAAAATTGATATTCATCAATGTTATCAATGTATGGAGAAACTCTTCTTTCTGAATTTATCGGTTGAAAAAATGCTTTTATTGTTGTTGCTTTTGTATAAGTAACAGTTCTTTGACCAGCAACACTTGTGGTGATTGATTTGGTATAGATATCTATCTTATGAGGAAGCTTAAGTAGTTGAGAGCTAGCCATCTAAACCACATAATCCATTATAAAAAGTGTATAATCCATGAGCAGCACATCCGCATCAATATTTCCAGTTGTTTCAAAGAATGATGCTTTTGAATCAGAACTTGAACCTGTCATAGTATACCTAACAGTGTCATACTGAACCTCAATCACACCGCGTCTTCTAATTTCAGAATCATCACTCATTGCATCAACCATCAACAAGTCAGCGGCTTGCTCAATATTATTGGGCACAAATTGCCATCCAAAATCCCCTTCAATTTTAAAATCATTATTTTCATCAAAATTTGATTCATAAATAATTCTTTGAGTTTTCTCAAGATATGATTTTCTAAACTGAATATAATATGAACTCTGGAAATTGTGAGGCTCTCTTGATTTCTCAATATGATTTAGTGTTGCATCGGTTGAGTCGTGAATAATTTCTTCATCTTCATCCCCAATATTTGCAGTGACCTTTCTAAGAGTTGAAATAGGAAGGGGGAGATGCATTGTCTTTTTCCCGGTTCCTTGAAGAATCATAAACTTGTTTGGGTAAAACTGAAAAGATTGACCACAGAAAGTGTTAATTATATTCCTAACTCTTTTTTCAAGTTTATCAAACTGATCATAATAGTCCGTCTCTAGCTCTGGATGGTCTGTAAAGAATATATCAATATCTAAATATGGAGTATATACATTAATGTATTGAGACTGACTATAGGATGTGCCAGAAACGGTGTAAGTAAAATCAGCTTTGTACCGACCAGCGCTATTTAGTATATATATACCAGAAGCCGCCTGCCCATATGTGATTGTATAAACCCCAGCGCTTGTTCGTGTTGCATTCGTTGGGCCAGAAACGAGAGGACCAAATTCGTGATAAAGACTAACAGAGACAATATTACTCGTAGGGTCGCTAGGAAGCGTCAATGTAAGAGTTTTACTTGTATTGATTTTGACATCATCCATAATATTCAATTGTACCAGAAATTAGGTTTTAGGCATTAAAACGTCTGCATCGCAACAGACACTTGAAGATCACTTAAGTCATCACCAACTTGCGTCATACTAAATGTTCCACTTACGTCAAAAGAAACAACAGTATTGGAAGAATCTTTATAAAAGATTAAACCATCTGCATAGTTGATAGCCAACTCTCCGTACTGAAGAGAGTTGGCAGTGGGAGCTGAGTTTGCAGTTCCAGAGTTTTTAATTTTTATAACATTAGCCATGTGGCTCCTTTAGAAAGTGCCGCCATCGACAGTAACATTATCCAAGTTTGTCCCACTCAGCACCGCTGTGTTATTAATCTTAAACACTTTGCCCGAAGCCAAGTCGAAATTCTCAGAAGATGTCCAGCAATCTGTTGCGTCAACCCAATTAAGAGTTTTGTCTGTTGCGCCCTTGATTGTAAAGCCAGCACCATCTGCTGTTATATCAGTTGGGGTGCTAACATTTGCTAAAACAATATTTTTATCTTCAACTGTAAGTGTTGCTGTGTTTAGCGTTGTAGTATTACCGCTAACTAAAAGATCACCAGTTACAGTAAGATTGTTTGCAATTGTAACGTTAGATGGAAGGCTCAATGTTACTGCGCCGACACCGGAGTTAGAAACAGTAATCTCATTTGCTGTGCCTGTTAGGCCGGTTACAAGATTCGTTGCCCTGTCGCTAACTTGTGAAGCAGTAATTGAAATTGCTGTATTAGAAGCAGCAGTCAATCTACCTTGTGCGTCAACCGTAAATGTCGCAACAGTGCCTGCTGCGCCATAGTTTGCGGCTACAACGGCTGTGTCGTCAAGATTAATTGTAACCGTGTCTGTTGCAGCAGCAGTAGATGTTAAACCAACTCCACCAGCAATTGTTAGCGTATCTACGCCAGTTGTAATTGTAACAGTACCCGAGTCACCACCAGCGGTGAAAGTTGTAGACACACCAGAAACTGCGGTGTCTACATAAGCTTTTGTAGCGGCATGAGTGTTTGCGCTTGGGGTTGGAACAATAACGACACCAGAGAATGTTTTGTCACCAGTAACGGTTTGATTACCGCTCAGTGTAGTAAATGCACCAGAGCCACCAATTGCAAGAACCTGTGTGGCAGTTCCATTAGCGCCACCTGTGCCTTCACCATAATAAAGAACATCATCAACTTCATTGAATGCTAATTCTGCATTTTCTAAAGATGCCGGTGCGCCTGCGGCACCTCCAGCTGCTCTACGCTTAATTCTAATTTTATTAGCCATTAATAACTTCCTCCGTCAACCAGCAAATCTGCTGCGCTGTGTACATGGTCAGCTCTCGCTGCCACATTGCTTACCCCAACAGATGCCGATCTCGCAACATCAACTGGTGCCGTATTACTTAAACTTAAACTTGCTAAATTAATTGTACCACTACTTTGTGTTAACACAGTAGTCTGGGTTACTTGAGAAACATTAGATATTACAGAGGGATAGACTTGCAATACTGTCAAATCAGACATTATCTAGTTACCTCTCCAGTAACGACAGCATTTCCTGTCAATATTGTCGTTACTACGGCACCATTAAGTTCTTGGAAGTCGTAAACATAGGTACCCGCTCTTAAGTCCGCAGTTGTTGCTGGGAGCATGCTAAAAACAACAACGCCGTTAGCCCCATCTGTAATTTCAGTAGAAAAAGTTGCAGAAATAGTATCGGATGTTCTTCTTTTTCTAATCTGACCGGAGTATGTCCTTGATGTAATATTAATGACAGCATTAGCGCTATCTTTCAATGTTAATTGATGGGCATAATTATCGCCCTGATAAATTTCAATGTTTCTAGTTGCTGGCATGGTATCTCCTATTAGATTTTACCAACAATTGATTAACTCAGCAATGCTTCCCAAGTAAGAAGATTAACTTCACCAGATGGCTCAATCCCGCGACTTAATTGAAATGCTTTAACCTGAGCCTGTGTTTTAGGACCAAAATCTCCATCAGGCCTGCATGCAAAACCATGCCTGGTAAGAAGCCTTTGTGCTCTTACAATAGCACGACCTTTAAAGCCTTTTCTAATTTCTGGCAAATCTTTTGCTTCTTTTTTTCTATTTTGATTTGGCAATGGGGCTGATGTTGCTGGTTGGGCTGGTGCTACACCACCAGTCTTTGTAATATATTCAACAACAGCTGCGGGAGGATTGTCACCCTCGGTGTATCGCAAATGCCATGGTTCTTCTGGAACTAATTCCCAACTAAACCCAAATTTTCTAACATTATCAATTAACCAATTCAACCTCTTTGGCTCACCTGCGCTATGAACATCGACAGCCAATCCGCTATTATGCTGTGAGGTACCGGGCGCAGCAAGGCTCGCCAATTTTGGTGATTTTTTATACCACTTAATTCCCTGAAAGGTTCTTGTACTTGCACCTTCAATTGGTTCTTTTTGATATCTTTGTCTAAATGCCATAAGTTGAGATTCAAATGAGCGATATGTGTCTCCAGACGATGTTGGCTTTAATTCAAGACCATCAGCCTTTGCAGCCTCAACCATTGCATCCCAAGCAGCAGCAGCTCTCCAGTGCAACTTGCCTCCACCTTTAACAGGCTTCAACAACCTTTCCGGCAACTTGCCGGGGGCAATGCCGGCAAGATCTGCTGGCTTTTTAACTGGAGCAATAATGTTCCATTTAACGCTCATTTAGAACTCCTCCTCATTTTTTTTGATATTCTTTTTATCAACCTTACTAAAGACTTGATTAATTTCATCAACACTTAGTTTACCATCATCCAGGAATGCACGTGACAATCCTTCAACAACAGTAGCAACGCCAGCAATCCCCGCCATAAAAACCGCCTTCCAAACGGGAACGCCAGCAATCGTACCTGCTCCAATGACACCTAGCCCTGAAGCTGAAAAAGTCGCCAATATACGAAGGCATATATTCTTGACTTGATCCATGGGTTATGCCTTCTTTTTTGCTGCCGGCTTTTCAGGGGCAGGCTTCTGTGCTAAAAACGAAGCGATTTTTGGATCGCCAACCTTTGTTGACAGCCATGCAAGAGCGTAAGCAATCGCTGGTGTAAGAGCCGCAATAACCTCCGCATCCAGATTCTGTTTTGAAGCTAGATACACCCAAACTCCGAGTGCACCGCCTTTTACTACTTGATCTAAGTTTTGTGACTTAGTAGACATGGATCACCTCCTTGCCCCAATGGGCATAACATAATTATACACTATTGATCATTCTGTGTCATTTTTTAAGATTTCACTTAAGTAATGAACAAAGAGGGCAATAAGTGTTGCAATTCCAGCAAGCCTCTGAGTTGAGCCAGACAGGGTAATATAAACAACAAAGCTGCCAGCCAAAGTAAAGGCTAGTCCAGCTGTTATATCCCAAAGTTTTTTACTAAAACCAAGCCAGTTAAATTTCTTCATTTCATTTCCCTCCTTTATATAATACTTGAAAATGCTATTACGTGCATAACTCGTATCATTACCATCGCCATCTGGGCCAGCAATCTCTCCCGCCATCCCCCCAGCTTCTTCTTCTTTGCGTGAGCGGGCTTCTCCACCAGAACTACCATTAGAAGAGCCCCCTGAGCCTCCTGAGCCCGATGGGGAGCCTCCTGATGACGAGGAGCCTCCCGATGGGGCACTTGGAGTGGGCGATGCCCCCGCAACGGCAACTGTTGCAGTCAATGTAGCGACTGCAGCAATAACTGTCTTTCTTTCCCCAACATCAATTGCTGATCCAACTGGTGTGTAGTCGTTAAACCCGTCTCCATAAATATCAATCTCTTCTTCAAAAACATCTTTAATTTCATCCGGCGCTTCGGTCAGTGATTCTGCTATTTCATCCTTTTGCTCTCCTGAAAAAGAACTCGTATCAATGCTTTCAAACACCGCCGTTGCTGTCTCTTCAGAAACCTCATTAAAGCTTTCATTTAAAATAATTGCTGTTGCAACTTCCGCTTCAATTGGCTCATCTGAATCAGATATTGCTTCAGATACTTTTTCTAGCCCATCTTTGGAATCTATTGATTCAACAAGATTAGTGGTTTCTTCTTCATTTAATTCCTCAATAACTTCTAGTAGTTCTTCTGACTCAATATTATCAATAATGTCATTAACTACTTCGTCTGAAAGATCATCCAGAACCTCTGTTATAACTTCTACAGATACATTCTCTAGTGTCTCAATTAACTGCTGCGTTGTTAATTCCTCTAGCACCTCAACAGCCTGCTCGGTATCTATTTCCTCAAATAAATTTTCTACCTGCTCATTGCTGAGATTATCTACAAACTCAAGGATATCTTCTGATTCAAAATCCCCATTTGTTATATTGTCAAGAATTGTTTCAAACTCTTCTGGCGCAATTGCCTCATCAGGTGATATGATTACTTCTGATGATTCTTCTTCTATTTCCTCTACTTGGTCTGGCTCTACTGGCTGGGATTCTTCTGGCTGTTCATCCTCATATTGAGGAATAGATGTTGTCGCTATTTCGTCTTCTTCTTCAAGTTCCCAAACAGTGGTGCTCGTTGTTGAAGGCTCTTCAAAAATGGTCTCAGGAACAGAAGTAGTCGTTGTAGTTTCTTCTTCCGGCTCAAGTTCTGGCTCAGGCTCTGGTTCAGGCTCTGGTTCAGGCTCTGGCTGAGGCTCTGGCTCAGGTTTTGGCTCAAGTTCTGGCTCAGGTTTTGGCTCAGGTTCTGGTTCAGTAGTGGTTGTTACTGTTGACACATAGACGGTTGTAGTTGTAGTCACTGGTGGAACTGTTGTTGTAGTACTTGTAGTGGTTGTTGTACTTGTAGTAGTTGTAGTGCTACTCGTAGTTGTGGTAACTGGAGTTGGGTCAAGAACAGTTGCGTCAACATACGCTTGTGGACCATAAAGACAGGAACCCAAGGGGTCGTCTCTTCCCACGCAAGCATCAGAA